CTGTAGGGGATTGTTCTCACTTAGTCTTTGTTTTTCATCCATCCACCTGTTAAACCATGACGAGCAGGATTGACCTTAGGACGATAGCCCACGGCACACAGATGCGGATTATCTTTCAGATACTCAGGCATCCATTCATGCACGTTATTCCCGTGCTGACCCTGCAAACGGAAGAAGAGGCGGCTATTGATGCGTGCAGCCATCTGGCCAAGCCCTTCCATCTGCGTGGAGCCTTGTTTACGCATCTCCGCGGCTAAACGGGCCTGGTCCTCATGGACCTTGGCCTTCTCGTTGGGCAGACCATTCTGGATCTCCCACCACCATTTGCGGACAAACTCCTTGGGAATATCTGTGACTATTTGATCGCTGCTCATTAAAAAAGAAAAGGGGCAGAGCCTCGGGTGAGGATGCCCCCTGTTTGAGATTACTTAACCAAGCTTCGTCGGATCGCTAAGATCGACGATGTTCAGGTAAATATCCAGTGCGCCAGCGGTCAGAGCCGAAGGACTGCCACCCGTTGCGTTCGTAAACGTAGCAACAAGGTTAACAGACGCCGTGCCCTTAACGATGGTAGCGTTGGTGAGAAGCCCCGCCAACACGCCAGCAGTCTTCACGGATTGAGCCGTGACGAGTGCGCTAGTGCTGCTGGTGGTGCCAACATTCACTGAGAACGCCGTCGTGCCCGCAAAGGCAGTCGTGATGTTCACCAGTGCATTGTTCATTACGAAGTTAGACGGCAAAGTACCGAGCGTCAACGTTACGGTGTCGGAAGCTCCGGCACCCAACGCAACGTCAGAATAATCAACGTGAAACTTGTTGGAGAATCCGCGAGCTTGCTCTTGCAGCGAAAGCTGCGAGAGGTCGGCGCGGGCGATAGTTACTGCTGTATCAGCCATGGTAGTGTCCTTTTATGTTGAGGATTATAGTTTAGCTGGTTCCAGCAAATTTGCCAAGACCAAGCGGATTCTTAACCATGAGGGTAAGAGCCGCAAGGATGAACCCGCGACGACCACCACCAAGATCAGGCAACTCATTGGATTCGATTCCGAGCATGTAGCCCAGACCGACCAACTCTGGATCAATCACATAACCGCGAGCCTTCTGTTGGTTAGTCGTAGTCGAAGGATCAGCACCATCGAGAATGCCGTTGAACAAGTCAGGCACAATCGTGACAGTGTGGAAGTCACCAACGTACATCGTGACATCCAAATCAATCTGATGCTCGCTAGCATCCTGAGTGACTTGGTAGGTCTTAGTAGTACCGCCAACACCTTCTGAACGCTGGAACTTGCTGACAGCCCGCTTGAGCGAGGGACCAGCAAACAGCGTATACGAACGGCGACCACCGACCTGTTGGAAGATCGACTGAAACACGTCGTTAAACGCCGACTCCGACAGGGAACCAGTAGCCGTGGTGTCGATGTTAGCCGAAGGCGTGCGAAACGCAGCGGGAACGTCGGTACCAGGGGTATTGCTGATCCACTTGCCAAGCGCACGGGCCTTGTAAGGCGCGGGCGGGGCTTCCTGTTGGCGATCATTATCGGAACCGATACAGGCTTCGATATCGCGTTTGATTTCGCGCATGGCCTTCATTTTGGCATTCGCGACCTCGCTGGACACGCCAGCAACGTCAGAAGCCTCTTGAAGACGCGAAACCATCCACTGTTCGCGGAACTGCTGGACGTAATTGCCCAGACGAGCGCGATTGACGGCTTGATTGGAGAAGGCGAGGACATCTTGACCTTCCAGCACGCCACCGAAGTTAACGGCGGAAAGGGTGTCCACTTGCCATTCTTGATACGCATTCGTCATGCGTTTAGTTTTCGAGAAGGTCGAAACCTTCGGAGTATCCTCGGGGGCGAGGATGGTCAGGAAATCTGTGAGGTCTTCACGATCACCGGCAACATTGTAAGTAGTAGATAGGGCCATTGTATAACGAGTTTAACGGTTGAATTTTGCTTTTTCTTTTGCCAGCAGAAATGCTGCTGCTTCGTTTGCCGTGACGCCACCCTTCTTGGATAATTGCGACCGCATTGCTTCAATCTGGTTGGCTGATTTCGCTGCTGAAGGCATACGAACGTCACCACCGTTGGAAGAAACGACTGATTGACTGGACGGAGGGCGGTTGCTCATAGCAGTTTTAGGCTTGTTGTCTGTTTTTGCAGCCTTCTGTTTAGCATCGAGGGACCGAAGCCCTTCGATTTGCACTCCAATAATCCAATCCGCATTAGGCAGATTCTTCATCCAGGGCATCTGTGACAATGCTTGCTGGGCGAGGACGTATTCAGGCGCACTTTTGTCTTTCAGATATGGAAACATCTGATGAGCGACTTGCTGCGACTGCTGCTTCTGCGTCAGGAACTGTGTACGGGCTGGAATGTCATCATCAAGCGTTTTTTCTGCATTACGCAGAATCGCTTTCAACTCACTCCGTCCCAAAACAGTATCGCCAACCTGAATCGGCTCAAAGTCGTCACGATCTAATTGATCTTGGGCGAATCGCTTGGCTTCCTTGGCCTGTTGCTGTAAGGAGGCTAATGCTTGAAAGTCATCAATCTGGGCCAGCGGCACATTGGCAGGCATCTGTGCGGTTGCTGGCTTTTGAGCGGCTTGTTCAGCGGGAGGTGAACTGTTTCTTTCCCCTAGCTGGGACTCAAGTTGCTCTAATCGCGACTCCAAGGCTTTTCGCTTGGCGACTTCTTTACCGATACGTTTATCGATTTTCTTCTGAAGCTCTGGTGTAATATCCTGAGAAGGAACATCAGCTTCACCATCGGATGTTTCCACCTCTTGGCTCGGCTCGGCAGACTCGGCAGAAGCTTCGTCTGGGTTGACTGAGGTATTTGACGCTGATTCCTGCGTCGGAGCAGTCTGTTCAGTCTGTCGTTGAGCTTTAGCGTTTTCGGACTCGATGTTAAGGAGTCGTTGTGCTGCTTGCGCGACACTCAGATTACTCTTTTTCGGTGCATCATTTTTTGCCTCAGTATTAGATACCTCAGCTGGCTGTGAAGAAGCGGATTCGACGTTTTCGTTAGACATGGGATTATAGCCCCCAAGGGCCGATAGACTTCATGGCGGATGCCAAGTGTCCGTACAAATGCGTTCAGAAACTACACTGTCAACAACAAATAATAATTTGTTGGACGAACTGAAAACGCATCATTGGTGTAGGGCATTAATCCTTTAGTTGGCTATACGCCTTGGTACGGCTGATGCAATTGAATGTCGGTATCAAAACCTGAGTGTTTTACAAACGAGGGCAGCATAGCTTTAGTCCGAAGCACTTCAGCGTGATTTAGTTCTGACATAAAACTATCGAGTTGGTACTTCATTGGCAGCGACAAACACAGCAGCTTATCGCAAGCTGAAGCTGATATCAGATAAGCGTAAGTGCCATAGAATTTCTCAACCGACATTGCTCTTTCAGGCCCAGCAACATCAAACGAGTGCCCCAATAAGAATATATCAAGTCCGCTAGCAAGTTCAGCTCGGCCTATTGAAACAATGCGATCAAAGTCTTCTGGGGTGTTTGTAAAAACAACGTCATCTTCTAAGATTAAAGCGCAAGCATCGCCACTATGCTTGAGCAGACTCCAACATTTCATATGGCTAAGGTAGCAGCCAACAGCCCCCGTTGTTAACTCATGGTGTTCAAGCCTGTGCCCCCTGCGTATTGCTGCCATCGACTCGTCTAAGACTTGTTCTTTTGGGAACTCAACTTGGCTGCGGGTATCTATTGCTGGGACTCGGATAAAACCTTCAACACCCATATTGTTGATCGCTACTTGGACGGCGGCGAGGCGGTCTGTCCGGTGATCAAGGTTTATTACGTATGTCTTCATGCGCGTCCGTTATGGGAACAACTTAGTACTGGACAGTGGCGGCGGCATAGCTTGCTCGCCTTCGAGTTTTGCACCGACTAAAGCTATTAAGCCCCGCGGTCTTCAGCATCAGTCTCTGCTTGCAACAATTGTTGCTGAACAAAATCATCGTACAGCCCAATAATCTGTGAGTACGCCCGAAGTTCTCCGGTGGATGCAAGGGTCATGCGGTCATCTTTAACAACTGCATCTGAACACAGATCAATCATCGTTGAATGCTGCATTTCGCGCAGTTCCTCAATGAAATTCTGGAAGTTATCGTTCCCGACCAAACCAAACATGGTATGACGCAGGTTAGCAAACTTCTCAGTAGAACTCTGATGGGGATTGCGACGTTTCTTCATTTGGAGGCTGTAGCTGCGGTGGGATTGGGCATGGTGGCACCTAGGCGACCAATAACAGCGTTCTGCTGTTGCTGCATCTGGAACTCATACTGTTTCTTACGGGTATCCAGACGCTGACGGAAGGGTTCATCTTGGGCGTACCGCTGTTGAATGTCAGGCTGCTGCAAATACTGCTCCATGATTTGCAGACCAAATTGCGGAGGTGTGCCAGGCTTGATGTTCTTGGGAATGCCAGCAAAGATCTGTGTGAGATCCTGCTGTTCGTCCTCCACTAGTTGCTGCTGGGCTTGTTGCACGGGGCGAATGATACGCTCGGCAATGTTAGGATCAATGGTGGAGATGAATGCGGTGCAGAGGGCGGAATAATCAATGATTCCATCGCGGTCTAGGGACTGCGCGGCCTGAATAATGGCAGTCCACTTCTCGCTCATGCGCTTGAAGTCAGTGGATTGCACGTCCCACGACAGGTAAAAATCAAACTCTTCGTTGATGTCGCCCTTGTTGAACAGTTGTAAGTTGGTGTCCTTAACGCCCATTACGCGGAACATGACTTCATCTTGTCCGTATTGCTTGTAGAGCTTCCAGACCTGACGGAACGTGCGGGACAGGCAACTGAGGAATTTATCCACCTCAAATTGATTGTAAATGGGGTCAATGGCAGGGTCGCCTTCGCGAGAGGCAAATCCATTGTACTCCTTGAACGAGGCTTCCAACAACGTCTCGGACGTGTTGGTGTTCATGTCAGGGATAGGACGATCTGCGTAATGGTATTCGTTGGGCCTGCGCTCCGAAATCATGGCTCCTGGCCCCCAGCGTCCTGGCGGGCGTCCTTGTGGGTAACAAATGGGCGGAAGGATGCCTAGAGAGGCCGCGTCAATGCGACTATCTTTGTGCGCTTTGATTTGGTCCTGCCAAGGCTTGCCTGGTTCTGGTACGCCGCGTGAATCGTGCAATTTGCGGCTAAGGTACTCGCGACGGTACAGAACAAATGGATACTCGCCGTGGGCGTAACCGAGCAGACCTGTTTTGGCGTAGCCGTCATGGTTCTGATCGGCAGGCAGCATCGGGTTAAAGATGGTGCAGTAAATTCCTGGCGTTCCATCTTCGTCTGACAAACGTTGGTAGGCGTAAACAACGCCAATGCGATCGGTAAACCGCTGTTGGGTGTAGACAAAAGAACGACTGATAGGCTGAAGGTACTCGCTGGGGCTGATCGTAATCAGTTGTCCGCGTACCTTCTGAATGGCAGCTTCTACCCAATTCTCGTCCCAGCCATCGGTCTGTACCAAGGCACGCAATTGCTCCGCGGTAAAATACTCTACGCGGTAAATCCCTGGCGTGTGCTCAAGGTCGGTAGAGAAAGACGGGATAAAAACGTGCTCATCCAGATTGAAAGCGCGGATGATGGGGTAGGACCGCTCGGGGCCGTCCATCGGCACGGTGGTTTCACCTGTGTCGCGCAACTCTTTCAACATTTTGCCAGCTTTACCCTTGGAACAGTCGTACTGCTTGACAAAGATTTCCTTTAAGTCGTCGGCTGCGCTCTTGTCTTCCAAGAGAGCCATAATGTCGATGGCGGGGAACTGCTCTTGCAGATCCTGCAAGCGGACGCTGACCATAACCTTCTCTTTGCGTTTTTCCCAAAACTGACCCATGACGGCAATACCCTTTTCGTCCATGAAGTTAGCGCACATCTCAATTTCGCGCTCAATTTCGGGGATCTGCGTCTGGATCATCCAACGCATAAAGTTGCTGACAAGCTGACTGCGGGAACCGTCCTCAGAACCTACGGGAACAGCGGTAAGGTTGGAGCGTTTGAACGCCATTCCCTTCATCGCAACTTTCTTGTTGATGATGTTATCAACGAGGAAGCAGCGCAAATCGCTGGCACCATCCCATGGGGTGGGGCTTACTTTGCTACCTTCGCGGGAATGCTTTTTGCCATCGGCAGACTGACCGTTCCAGATAGCGTAACGTGTCTCGTAGTTGAGGCGGCATTGATCGATGAATGGCTGGTTGTCGCGCACGCAATCTTCAAAGGCTTTCTTCAGCAGGTTGAAGTTTGGACCTTCGTTTTCAGACGGGGCCAATTGAAGGCCAGGGTCTGAAGTCATAGATTTGGCATTGCCGTCAATAGAACTCATAGGCTTATGTCACGACTATTGTAGATTTTTAATAAATCAAGCAATCAATAACTCCAAGTCCTATCGTCAATCTGTTTATTGGCGTGCGGATCGACGAAAGAGCATTGGGAAACCAGCAGATACCGCAGGCAGTCGATAGGATCTTTGCTGGCTTCGTCTTTGCCACCCTTGGCCGTATATTCTTGCAAGGAATAGATGAGATTCTGGCAGCGTTCGCTAATGTAAATCTTTGGTGCGTTAAGAGATGAGATGGGTTTGCTTTCGTCGTAGGAAAACAAGCCATTGATAAGCTGGATGCCGTTCTCAATTTCTACGCCAGGGGCGGGCAGAAAAATCATACCGGCATCGTCAAGCTCGCTGATGATGGTGGTGGCTCCATCGGCGGATTGTTTTTCGGCAGCACCTAGGCGAGGGTCGATAAACCGCTCAAAGATAGTTTCACCTTCCTCGCAATGTTTCATCAGTTCGACGTAATCGTTGATGCCTCGCTTGGAGCCTTTTTGGGCTGGGCCTGCTTTGCCCTCGGGTCCGGTGCCTGGCAATGCCCAGTCGTCGTAGTCAGGCCACTCGCGGTAAACCCACCACGTCCCTGCGGCATCAATCGCTGCCCAAATCATAAACCAATTCTTGGAGCCAGCGGGATCCAGCACCATGTAACGGGTGACATTGTAATCCACGTTGTTAGTCCACGGCAGTTTTTCGTGGGGGATGACGTTGACCTCTTTGTTGAATCCAGGAAACACGCTGGTCATGCTCTTGGTCGGCACGCCATAGGCGCGGGCAAACACTTCATCCTTAGAGCGACCTAGCAGTTTGTTCCTAAAATCTGAGGTATCGATGAAACTATTATCCTCTGTCCAAAAATAATAGATGATCGTACCAGGGCGCGACAACGATTCTTGAACGACGGGAAGCTCGCGGCCTACCAGCGGAGCAAAGCGTTTTTCTAGCGTGCGAGTCTTGCCAAGAATGTCCTGCACCAAAGGTGTCCAGCCCGTGAGGGTGGTGAACGTCAGCAGAATCCGCCCGTGGTAGTCAGTAGTGCGGTACTGCAAGGTCTCAAACATCTTCTGCGGGCATTCCTCATCGCACCAGATCAGATGAGCTTTGAAACCTTCAGCTACTTGGGCGTCAGCTTGGTAGCTCCGGTAGTTGCTGAACTTGATGCTCCCCCCGCGCCGAAATCCATTTACGGGGGGAAGGATGCAAATGTTGTCGGTAAAGCCGTTCTTCTGCGAGTACTGGACGCTATGGTTGAGTCCTTTCTTGGTGGGCAAGTTGCGGATGCCATCGGGCAGGGCGTCCCAGATCATGCGTTGCTGATCCTCAATAGACCTGTCCTCGTTGACGTGGTAGGCCCGAACCTCTGCACCAGGGATTGTCCCTGCCGCCCAGACGCATAACCTACTGGCTATCATTGATTTTGAACTACGGTTGCCACCTAGGATGACGTGGTTGGTGTATTTGTCCCAGTTCTTCATCATGGTCTGCCATGACGGAAGGATCCAACCTGCACCTACCGGATTCATCAAAGCGTCGTGATTGCGTTGCTCACGAAACGTCAAGTACTCGGCCAGTTTCTCTTTAGGCCAACTCATCAAAACCGAATCGTCTGGATTAGAAACCCACGGGATTCCAAAGTCAGGTTTAAAGTCATCGCAGTAATGAACATCGCCAAGTGCCATAAGATTACTTCTTTTTCTTTTTTGCTTTTGCCAAGATTCCGTAAGCTAAGTGAATTAACTCCAATTGGTACCAAGTGATAATGCCTTGGCCATCAATGTTGATACCTTTGACTTCTGCACTGATTGACAGGCGGGCGTATTCCCTTGCGCCTTCAATGTCCGGTTCGACTAACCATTCGTTAATTTTTGTACGAGTAATCATTGGGCAGGGTGATAGGCGTTTCCTGCAATAGCCAATGATTCTTTTTATCAACACATCAGGTATTAGAAACGCTAATAACGACAGATGCTGTGAATTTTTAGCTTCAAAGCCTGAGTAATCATTGCAGGTTTATTGCATGGCTACTAAACGAATCCTCATTGGAACTCCGCTCAAGGGCGACATTCCTAAATCCTATTTTCGGACCAGCCTAGTTATGGCTTCCGCCAAGATTCCTGATGTCAAACTAGACTGGATCTTGCTGGATGGTCCTGCGGTGCAGATTGCTCGCAACGAAATTGCAGCCTACGCCATCGAGAACAACTTTGATGAAGTCATCTTCTGGGATAAGGATGTCTTGGCGCAACGCAACGGGGTTGATGTCACGGACAGTGCGTTGATGCGGCTAATCGGGCATGACAAAGATATTGTCACGTCGGTCTACGCCTCGCGGTCCTTGGATACGCATTGGCACGTTACGCCGTTGCCTGATGAGGTGGCCAATGAGGAAGGATTGCAGAAAATAGCACGCGCAAGCATTGGCTTTTCTAAAATCAAGGTAGCCGTGTTCAAAGCTATTGCCTACGACAATCCAGATCGAGTGGCCATGCTGTTTGATCCTAATCGTGCGCCACGCTCCATTCCTGAGTTGTTTCCAATGGAACTGACTGGGCGCAACACCCCAGCCTACCGGCTTAAGGAGATCAGGAACGCTCTGACTGATTGCAAGATTGATGATAAGTTGCGGATGCGGATTGAGCGTGAATTGTCCGTGCGTTACGACGAACCCAATGCCTACCTGTCAGAGGACTATGGGTTCTGCAAGCTAGCGCGGGAGTCTGGCTACGACATCTGGATGGATACCCTGATGGTGCTGGGCCACGAATCCAGAGTGACGCTGCCCATCGAAACACCCAAGCTCATGGAAATGCTGTCAGAGCCTTGGCGCAAAGAGGAATTGGCCGTAATCAAAACTCAATTGATGAAACAGAACCAAGAGGCCAAGGAAAAGAATAACAACAACCGCAACTGACCATGAATGCTGACTACAAAGTAATTACTCCTGAGCAACGGTGGCACGCTGGCCGTCAAGCAGAGGCGTTCTTTGGCCTGCTGGATACCTACAACAAACTTGCAGAAGACCATCTGAAGCTACAAGAAGAAGTAAAGAAGCTCCGCAAAGCCATCAAGACAGGCAAGCCCGCCTAGTCTTTAACAGCCCCTGTCTTCTTGCTGATCTTAGCATCGATGTCATTGCAGTTACCAATGTCCACGGGGGCTGACTGAATCGTAGGCACGCCCGTCTTGCCACTCAAGCGGGCGACAATCTCCTCCTTGCTCAGAGAGCCGTAGTTGTTCACTTGGATGTTAACGTTGGCCCCCTGCGTAGCGTTCAGCCCTGCAATGCGTTGCCGTTTGTCAATGGCTACCGCCAGGTTAAACCCCAGGGTCTGCAAGGGTGTGTCGTCTACTGTCTCCAGCATCCGGTCCACAATCTTATCCGCCAAGGTATCCAGCTTGCCAATGAGTCTTTGATTAAATTCTTCCACGGTAATTCCTACAATACGTTGCAGTACCCTGCGATCATCAACCGTCACATCACCCAGAGAGGGATGCTTCTTCAAGCCCAATCCTCTCCCGTCCAGCGTAGCCATCGCCACAGAATTGATTAACCTCTGCGGGCTGTAAGTCGCCTTGCCATGCTTCCCATCAACTTTGACTCCTTTAGCCATAGTGCTTACGGAGCAAGGCCATTAGCCCATTGCGCCGCTTCCTCCCTGATCCGCACAATGTAATCCTCCGCTGACTCAGGCTTCCTAGGAAACACGGTATCCTGCTTCAGGAATTGAGGTAGCACATGGCTGGTGTCTATGGCGTCTGCTGCTGCCGTTACAGGCTTTGCCGCGGCTACAGACTCAGCCTCAGCCTCAGCTACAATCTCTGCTACAGGCTCAGACTCCACACCTTCATTCACATCCATCCGCCTCACCACCAGATACTCCGAATCCGTATCATCTGCACTGAGCCAAGTCCGCTTAACCCACACACGCTCTCCCCTGATCAGCCCACTCCTCCACTGCCAGTTAGTCACCTTAGTCCACAGCTCGCCCGAACCCTCTTTCCCTGGCAATCTCAGCTCATTGTATTGCTTGTTACGGCAAACCTTCCCCACTAATCCTTCTCCTTCTTCTACCCATCTCGACTCCCCCCAACTACTAGCAGAAGCACCTTTTTCCACCTCGCTATTTGCTTGACCAAAACCCCTATTCCCCTCCGACTCCCCGTCAGGGGAGTGAAGCTCTTGTGCCGTCTCTTGTGCCGCACAACTACCACCACTGGCAGCTGCCTTACCTGCCTCACCTGCCTCTTCTGCCAACGCTATAGCTCCTGCTACTTCTCTAATAGCCGCCACTCCCAGCGTCAGCTTTCCTCCTGACTGCAAAATTCGTACCTCTTGGGTGGATTTATAGTTATAATTATCCCCGCTGGCAGGCTGACCCCCCTCCCCCCCATCCGGCAGGGCCGTGACTCCGGTATCGGAGCCGTCACTACAGGTATCAGGCGTAGGGATACTAGCGAGCAGGGCCTGAAGGTATCCGTCTAAGTGATACTGCTCCGCATACAGCCTGGCGTCACGGGCCCGACCGCTTTTTACTAGTGTGCTGAGCCAACTTTCCCTACCCGCTACGCGCTTGCGGGACGGACGGCCTAAACGACGCTTGCGAACGGCGGGCGAGGAAACGGACGGCGAAGGGAGGGAGGATGCAGAGGAGGAAAGGGCCATGGGGCGGAAATTGCGAATGGGTTGGCTAGAAGCAAGCCTAATGGTGGTATTAGGTGAATTACTTGCATCTTGGTGAGCGTGTAAAAGAGTTGCAAGGATGGGGAGAAGAGACAGGGTGACGGTGTGAAACTAACTAAAACAGACCGTGACGACATCCTAGGCGGAACAGTGTTCCTCCTATTGCTAGCCGCTAGCCTATTCCTTTCCGCTTTCCTCTAGAGGGGGGCGAATCAGTAAACCACCCGTACAAATAACAGTAGAACCAAATCAGAATGAAAACGAAACACACGCTCGCCGTTCGCTCCTACTTTTTCCGTGAATTAGTTTCACGTCACCACAAAGGACCAATCAGTTGGCAATGGATGCGCGTAGCGTACGCAACGGCAACGGCTCGCTCTTTGTCCTACCAATGGCCTGCGATGCCGAGTAAAGGAACAGTTTGGATGACACTCTAACCCGTACAAACACACACACAGATGAAAACGAACACAGAACTATCCGCCCTTATCACTGCAATGCCTGCTCACTCCGCTTGGAAGCGGGGCGTGCGTGCGTACGCATTGGAAATGGTGGAGAGCGCGGAAGGCCAACTTGCCGCCGTTGCCGATCCAAAGAAAGAGTTATTGAACGGGGCGAGGACATGGAAGGAGTATAGCGAAGGGGGATGCGCGCTCATTTATGACGGGGACATAGCCGAAAGGCTTTGTGCGCCTAGCGAGTACCGCCGGACGCGGGAGGGGCAGCGTGCGCCGAATGCTCGGGAAAGTTGGCTTGACGTGCAAGCGCGTGCGCTAGGTCAGGCCGCAAGCTTGATTGCTACGGTGTCGAAGGAGGGGAGCAAATGACTAAACACTTTGAAAAGATGACGTGCGGAAACGTCCTTGCCGAAATTCTAAGAGAGGTAGAAAAGGCAAACGCTCGTTTGCTTGCGGGCGATCCGGTCGGTTGCGGCGTGCACTTGGAGTATGTCGAAACAATCATTGACGATGCGTGCGGACAATACGGCGCAAATGCCGTTTTTGGCGTCATGGAAATAAGCAAGCTAGCATCATAAAACGCAAACCCCTACACCTTCGCCCTGCCCTCTCATTCGTGAGGGGCGGGGTTTTCCGGTGCCAAGTCGCGTTTGCCTAGGCGCAACCCGTAAAACCAAACACAAATCAGAATGAAAACAGAGACAATCCATCGATGC